ACGATCCGCAAGCCCTCTACAATCCCCGGCCTGACAATGCACAGGTTGTCAGCCGCGAACTCTGGGGCTGGAACCCCGTAGGAAACCCCGCTGTTTACGGCACCGGACAGGTTGGCGTGATCGGCATTTATCTCAACGGGGTGCCAAGCCCCATCACTTACTCTGGAGAACTATAATGAAGAACATGAAGCATGGCGGCAAGGCCCGCAAGACCCACAAGCGTATGCAGGATGGCGGCATGGCCGGTTATGGCGAGGCGGCGCAGCCTATGGCTTATACCAAGGGCAAGGTCGGAACCCCCGCCTACCGTCCAGTTGGCCGACCGGGCTTTATCCCATCTCCGGGTGTTGGAGGAAATCTGAAGCCGGGCATGCAGTTCCTCGCCTCAAGCGATGCCTATATGCGTAGGCCGGGGCGTGGCGGTCTTACCCCCACTCAGGATGTTCTTGCAAATGTTGCTGGAGGACTTTCAGGTGCCGGTACTGGCTATCGCAAGGGTGGCGCTGTAAAGGGCAAGAAGATGCGCGGTGGTGGTCTCGCCCGTAAGGGTGTCGGCATGGCCCTCGCCAAGGGTGGCCTTGCAAAGCGTGCCGGTGGTTGCGCGAAGCGCGGCGTTGGTCGCGGAAAGACGGTGTAAGCATGGCCAAGGACAAACTCACCAAGAAAGAGGCTATGACTGCCGGGGCCGACATGATCTACAATCTCGGTCAGGGCTTGGGCGCGGGCACCCGTGGACCCGGGAGGTTTGTTGACCTTCTTGGCGGCACGGGTCTTGCGATTGCCGGGACAAATAGGGAGGGTGTAACAGGCGCTATCATTGGCGGCAAGTTTGTTCCGACAAGCGAGAACTACTACAAGGCCCCCGGTGAAGACAACGACAAAGAGGATGGCGAAGACGACGACAAGGACGAAGGGGGCAACGGGAACGGGAACAACCAAAAAACCCTAATCAAGCCCTTTAAGCCGTTTCAGCCAAAGCTTCCCGCAAACGCTGGGTGGGACAGAACAATTCAAAAGTATCTGAAGCCCCCGGGTGGCGGAAACAAAGATAATTCCACACAAAGTCGTGGTCTTTTTACAGGCCGCGCCAAGATTGGAAACCTGAAGGAAGGCGGTCTCGTCCGTGGTGCCGGTAAGGCCGAGCGCGGGCGTGGTCGCGGAAAGATGGTATAATGAAATACACCTACAAGAAGATGGCTTCCGGCGGCTCTGTGAAGCCAAAGGAAAAGGGCTACACAGACGCCGAGGTTAAGCGTCTGCGGCGTCTAATTGAGGAGATGGCCGATCCCTATGCTGGTGATGTGACGGGCGGTAGTTCTGTCACCATCATCAAGAAGAGCAAGAAGAAGATGGCTGCTGGCGGAATTGTGAATGCTCCCGCCCGCTCTCATCGTGACATGCGGGCTGGTGCCGGTAGCGGTGTCGGTCGGCTTCAGAAGACAAAAATCCAGCGGGGTCGCTAAAATGCAGAAGCAGAACGCACGGCTCAAGGATCCGTCGGATGCCACCGTTGAAGGCGGCATGCGGCGTGGTGTAAACGTCGGGAACATGAAGATCCTGAAGAAGCCCATGAAGATGCGTGGCGGTGGTGCCGCGACGAAGGGTCTGCGGATCTCGGAGAAGCAGGGCTAACATGGCCTTCACGTATGCACAGCTTGTAGATGCGATCCACGGCTACCTTCAGGTAGACTCGAACGGTATCTCGACCACCGATATGAACACCATCATTCGGCAGGCCGAGCAGCGCATCTACTATGACGTGCAGATCCCGGTCCTCAAGAAGAACGTGACGGGTAACATGACGGCGAACAATCGCTATCTCACGACCCCGTCCGACTATCTGGCGACCTACTCCATCGCCGTCAACAACAACGGCACATACGAGTACTTGCTCCCGAAGGAGGTTGCGTTTCTCCGCGAAGCGTATCCCTCCACATCGACGACCGGGGTTCCCCGCTACTACGCGATCTTCGACAACGATACTTTCCTGATCGCCCCGCCGCCAAATGCTGCCTACGAGGTCGAGCTTCACTATTTCTACGAACCAGCGTCCATCGTTGACCAGCCAGCAGGCACATGGCTCAGCGAGAATGCCGAGAATGCTCTCCTGTACGGCTGCCTATTCGAGGCTTACACGTACCTCAAGGGCGAGCAGGATCTCATTGGCCTGTACGCTGGGAAGTACAAGGAGTCGCTTGAGGCGCTCAAGATGATCGGCGAAGGCCGTAATCGTTCCGACACGTACAGAAATTCTGAACCCCGCATCACGCCGAACTGATGAACAATGGATTTGGCTCCGTAGGAGCATTTGAGGTACGGACCACGCACGAGCGGGGTTTTACCGTTGAAGAGATTGCCGAAGACCTTCTGAACAAGCTCTTGTTCATTTCGTCGGAGGCCCACCCGGCAATACGAGATCAGGCGATGGCGTACAAGGACCGTATCCGTCCCGCGATCATCCACTACATGAAACAGGCTGTAAGGTCAGACCGTACAACTCTGGCGGCACAGCTAGGCAAGCAAGGCCATGAAGACATGGCCGCAATCATCAGGAGGCTCTAGTGGCAATTTCCACGGCTATGTGTACATCGTTTAAGTCGGAACTCATGTCCGCCTTGCACGACTTCGACAACCCGGGTGGCAACACCTTCAAGATCGCTCTCTACACCTCGTCCGCCACGCTTGGCGCTTCGACAACGGCTTATTCCACGTCGAACGAGATCACCGGCACCGGCTACAGTGCTGGCGGCAACACTCTGACATCGGTGTCTCCGACCACCTCCGGCACGACTGCCTATGTTGACTTTGCCGACACGACTTGGTCGAACTCTACAATCACGGCCAACGGGGCTTTGATCTACAACGCCAACTCCTCCAATGCGGCTGTTGTTACCTTGGCCTTTGGTTCCGATAAGTCGTCGTCCAACGGCGACTTCGTGATCGTATTCCCGACAGCCAACGCGACTGACGCCATCATCCGTATCGCCTAAGAGGTGGCCAAGTGACGGTCTCTCTGAAGCATGCGTTTACATCGAACGTCGCTGACAGCGGCGATGCGACACTTGTCCAGCCCTCCAACTGGAACGCTGAGCACAACCTCACGGCAAACGCGAACAGCCTTCTCGGCACTGTAACAGCGGGTAGCGTAACTGAGATTAGTTGCACTTCCGCTGGCCGTGATCTGCTTGACGACGCCGACGCATCTGCCCAGAGGACGACTCTCGGAGTTGGAACTGGTGACAGCCCGCAGTTTGCTGGTGTAAATGTTGGAAACGCAACAGATACAACGATTACAAGGGTTTCGGCAGGGGTGATTGCTGTTGAAGGCAATCAGGTCCCCTCACCGGGGTCCGTTGCTCAGGGAGACATTATATACTACGGCGGATCAACTTGGGATCGGCTTGGCGCTGGAACATCCGGGCAGCTTTTGAAAACGAACGGCGCTGGAGCCAATCCTTCGTGGTCAGATCCGGTAATTCCTTCTGGATCCGTTATGCTGTTTCAGCAGACGGCAGCCCCGACTGGCTGGACAAAGCTTACGACGCACAACAATAAGGCTCTTCGTGTTGTCTCGGGAACCGCGTCTTCGGGCGGCACAGTCGCCTTCACAACTGCATTCGCCAGCCAATCCGTGTCCGGAACAATTGCTAACACGACAGCAACCGGCAGCCTTAGCAATGTCTCTGCCGACGGAACTGTCGGTAACACAACATTGACGACGTCCCAGATTCCGGCCCACAATCACACCTTTACATTTGGGACGAACAACAACACCGCAACCACCGGCACAGCGACTCGCGTGAATTCCATCCAGACATCAACCGCCGGTAACAGCGTGGACACCCAAAACACAGGGTCAAGCGGTTCGCACACGCACAGCTTCACTCCAGTTGCCCACACCCACACGTTCACCGGAACCGCACATAACCACACCTTTACTGGAACCGCGATAGACCTTGCGGTGCAGTACGTAGATATAATTCTCGCGTCGAAGGACTAGGCACGTACATGCAGATTAAGCCAGCAAGCTTTTGCCCCCTCATAAAGGAGGACTGCAAGGGTCTCGGATGCAGTTGGTTCACCCAGATCAGGGGTACAAACCCAAACACGGGTCAAGAAGTGGACGAGTGGGGCTGCGCAATTGTTTGGCTTCCGGTCTTGCTGGTTGAGAACAGCCAGCAGCAGAGGCAGACGGGTGCCGCAGTGGAAAGCTTCCGCAACGAAATGGTTCAGGCGAACGAAACGAGCCAAAAAGTGTTGTTGGCCACGGCTGGATACTCGGGCAACACGAAATTGATTGGTGGGTAGGATGAGGCTTACAATTGTCCCGGAAGACGGGGTTGTCTGCATAGACAAGATCTGCATTCACGGCATTGATATGTCGAGCATCCCGTCAGATGTTCACGCGGTTCAGTGGTACGATACGTTTGGAGATGTCGAGACCGTTGACCCCGCGACCGGGAAGCCGGTAAATACGACGATTTACTCCGTTGAGCCATACCAGACGGTAATTGACCTTTGGTATGCGGCGAACAACTCCGTGAATCAGGAACAGACACAACCCTAGCTAAGCCCGCCAAGGCCCCGGTGAATTATGGCCGCTTTTCAAAATTCGGCATTCTATTTCAAAGCCTTTAACACCGGATACGTTCAAGTAGATGTAACCGGCGTAAGCGCCACCGCGTCTGCCGGTAGC